TGTTTTTATATGGCACCCCGCATTGGATTCGAACCAATGATACTGATTTCAAAGACCAGTGCTTTAGGCCAGACTAAGCTAGCGGGGAACAATTTTTGACTCTACAAATTTTTAAAGAACAATGTGTAGTATACAACAGGTACGATGACCTGTCAACCACGGTGTTGTTTTGACGCAACAAGAAAAAAACCTCTAGAACTTTCGTTACTAGAGGTTATCTGAATTTGGAACTATGTAGTACTTTATGTGTACTTACCACCTTCATCTAACCTCTCCATCGGATCAATACTCGTATTTTTCTCTGAGCAATAGCCGGCCAGCCACGAATTTAATCGGGGTTGTAGGTTAAAGGAATGTATAGTTTTCATCATAGTGTTATTATATAGGATTTTTTGTGTCTTGGCAAGCGATTTTTAAAAATATTTTGTAATTATTTCCACTTAATTGGCATAAAAACAATAGGTAGATTAGGGTTTCTGAATTCTGGAAATACATTCCACAACTGTTCTGCATGTGAGAATTTGACTAACAGGCCTCCTTCTCGGCCATGGGCATCGATTTCCCATGGGTGGTTCCAGTAATCAACCTTGTCGTAGTCAACAAAATCTCCACGCCACACGGATAGTTCATCATTTGTTTCACCCATGATGTATTGTTTTACATGGACCATTTCATGTGCAAGTGTTTCTAAGATCATTCTTGCACCTAGACCAGGGTGTATCTCAATTAAGAAACTTCGTGGTTGGTTTCTTGTATTATAGTCTTCCACATTGGCATAACCAAACTCCTTCATATTTGCATCAAAACGAATCTTCGTGAAACAGTTGTTGCGTATGCGAGTATTTGTTATTAATTCTTTGGCAAAGAAGTCTGCGGCTCTTTCCACATATGGTTTAAAGTCGCTGTCTGGACAGTTTAATACTTTTATCCGCATAGAACCTCCTCCCTTTATACCATATTTAGATTTTCTCTATTGTCACTCCTGCTTTGGTGAGGAATTCCAAACCGGACGTATCACGATAGCTATTACGATAATATACAGAATTGATTCCAGACTGATAGACCAGTTTGGCACAGTCAAGGCACGGTGCGTGAGTAACAAAAAGAGTAGCACCCATGCCAGATTCAGTAGACCTAGCAAGTTTTGCAATAGCATTCGTTTCAGCATGTAGTACCTCAGGTTTTGTCACTAGGTCAACTCGACCCACTGGTTGGTGTATTTCAATTTCACAGTTATTGTCCCAACCGGTTGGCATACCGTTGTAACCAATGGAGATGATGCGGTCATCTTTTACAACAACCGCACCAACATGGAGTCTACGTGCGGAAGACAATTCTGCAAATGTCTCCGCCGTTTTCATAAAAACATCACGAAATTTAGGTTGCATTAGATTGCTTCGTAGTCTTCCTTGCCAACACCACATTCTGGACATTCAAAGTTGTCTGGCAATTCATTCCAAACTCCTTCTACATCTTCATCGTGGATATGACCACAAACTATGCATACGTATGTTTCACTCATTTCACTGTCTCCCATACTTCTTGATATGCTTCCGCATGACGTTTTTCCACCTTCTTCAAGGCACTAAAACGTTTCTCTGCTTTGGCCAAAACCTTGGCAAATTCAGCTGCGTGTTCTTTGCTTTCTGCTGTTTGCAAACGAGCTTCTAACAATGCTTCTTCATTGCCTTCACGTTCAGCTTCTTCTTCCATTGTTGGATACATCTCAGTGAACTCATATGTTTCACCTTCGATGGCCATTTCCAAACAGTGTTTAACGTCTGGTTTACCAAGCAAAAGTTCAAGGTGTCCATGTGCATGAAGTAATTCTTGACTTGCTGTATGTTCAAAGTGTTTTGCAACATCTTCAAAACCCTGTTGTCTTGCCATTTTGGCAAAGTACATATACTTGGTATATGCTTGAGATTCACCTGCAAAGGCTGCCTCAAGATTTTTAATTGTAACTGACATAATTTCCTTTCAAAAGTAAAGTAACCTCTCGATTACTTATCATAGTATAACACTATTTTGACTAGAAATCTAATTGATAATTTCTATCACCATAATAGTAGATGGTGCGCCCACTAGGAATTGAACCTAGACTCAACGAATTATGAGTTCGCTGCTTTACCATTAAGCTATAGGCGCAATAATTATTTAATTAGTTCCAAAGAGTCCTTTCGGACATAATGTAACATCTGTGTTTTATCCTGTGATGGATATTGTTTACAAACAGCAAGAAACTCTACCCCGTCAATATTCTTACCTTCCCAATGTGAGTAGGTATAATAAGTTTCGGTACCGTTCCTTACACGATAGGTTTTGAGAATTTGTTTAACAGTTTTCATAATACATCCATTATACAACAAAAAAAGGGGACTGTCAAGCCCCCTTTTTATTATCTACCTTTTAGTCCAGGACCTTGCCTGTGCTCTTTGATAGATTGGATTGCTTCCAATATACTTAAAAATAATTTTTTCATTTATTGAACCTTTCGGGAAAATTTAATCTTTCCCATTCCTCATCGGAAACAGGCCACCAATTGTTTGAGTTTATCATTTTACTGCAATCTTTTTAATAGCATCTTGGGTTTTGACTAGGTTTGCCAGCCAAATCTTCAACATACCATTAACCAATTCAGCATTTTCAATTTCAATCTTGTCTGCTAATTTGAACTCACGATTGAAGTTGCGGTTTGCAATACCTTTGAACAGGTAGTCATCCGTTGTTTCATCTTCTTGTGTGTTACCTTTAACAACCAATTTGTTACCTTCAAGTGTAACTTCAATATCAGCTTTGGCAAAACCAGCAACAGCCATTTCAATAACATATTTGTTATCTTTGACTTGTTTGATATTGTATGGAGGGTAGGATGCGGTTTTCTTTGCCATTTCTTGCAAGTCATCGAACATCTTGTCGAAACCTACAGCGAACGGATCAAATTTGTGAAAATCCAATTGTGGAAATAATTTTGTCATAAAAGACTCCTTAAAAAAGCAAGTTAAATTTGGTACCCCGAAGGCGTACCGGTTGTGCTGGTTACTTTTTCCAGCGTACACTAACGAGGTACAGTCTTATTCATCCGGACGCCTTTTACCGTAGCATCAAACAGGCCCTAAGGTGGGCATTTCCTGGAGTATTACGTTGCGGTAGGACCAGGTTCCACCTTTAACGTTCCCATCCCGAGTGGGACAATTATACTAGTATTTATACTGAATGTCAACCGTTTTGTGGTTTTTTACCAATATTGTATTTCGGCACCAATTGCCAGTCATGTTTCTCTTTATGTGAAATAATTTTTACCTGTGATAAAAATATTGGCGCAGGAGTTTCTGTTTGTTTCTTATCGACAACCTCTAGTAATCCCCAATCCTGTAACAAATTAACTATGGCATTCCTACGTGCCAAGTCGTTCTCAGTAATATCGGCAGGTTTACCATCCAACGCAAATAGTTCTTTGAAGTGTACAATGTAATATTGGCCACGTTTATGTAAGATATGGCAAGACTGAAATAGTGTCTGGTCTTTTTTAGATGCAACACCAATTCTTGTTAGCGTTTCACGTACCTTTAAAAAATCATCCTGTTCCTTCAATCTCACTTCTACCAAATCCTTAATGTCAATCATATCACCCGCCTTTGTCTGTTCTTTTTCTTATCTCAGCGATTTGTTCATCAGTAAGGATACGTAAAGCCTGTCTAGCTTTCTCGTTAGAATACCCAAAATAGGTTTTCACACAATCAATATCCTCATCTTTCGTAGGTCTTTGCCACGGTTGGAATTTCCGTTTCATGGGCCTGATGGTATTTAGAAGGTACTGGTATTGCATATCCGCATCCATGTCTGGCCAACGATTCAACTCGTTGACATAAGGAACACAGTCTAGGTGATATGATAGTGACCTGTTGACCATGAAAGCTTTGTAGTCTTTCAGATCAATGTCATCATGTATTACGGATTTACCAGTCTGTAGGATAGACGGTATAATCTCTTTGAATAAATCTGGCATTACTTGAACTCACATTC